AGCGGTATCGGCCACCCGAGCGTTGCCATACACCCGAGCGTTGCCGGACACCTGAGCGTCGCCGGACACCCAAGCGTTGCCGGACACCCAAGCGGTATCGGCCACCCGAGCGTTGCCATACACCCGAGCGTTGCCGGACACCCAAGCGTTGCCGGACACCCAAGCGGTATCGGCCACCCATCCACCACCATTGAAATGCTGGTGGGCCGGAACCGGCCCGTTGCCGTCCTGAAAGTCGAATGTGATTTGATCGGTCATTCGTGGTCTCCTATTTGAACCGTTCGAGCCAGTAGCATGGTTTGATGAGCGGTGTCAAGCCTTGATTTATAAGCGTCGCTAGGGTATATGTGGTAGCGATAGGTAGGGTACTGTACCCTATCTCTACAATAGGGTGTAATATGGACACAATTAGCTTAGACTATGTGGCGGATGCCGTAATTGGCATGTGCGACGAAGACCCGGCCAGGACGTTCACGACACAGGAAATCGCCCGCTCTCTTGGCGTGGGACAGGGTAAGCCCGAGCTTGAGCGCCAGATGTATAAGCACCTGACAACCCTGGGGAACACGGATTTTCCCTATGTTTTCAAAGGGGAAGCCAAGGCACGGATGCTGTACGGGCGGCAGGTTTCGACGCGGCCTAACATGTGGCGTCAGCCGCAATCAGGACCAAAGTTCTGGCAACCGGCTGTTGCGTCCCTTACGCTGGCCGATCAAATCGCGGCTCTGCGAGAAGACGTGGAAGCGATCAAATCCCACCTTAAAATGTAACGGACGTAACACACGGTCTGAGGGTCTAGTTATAATGTCAAGGGGGGTTGGCCTTCCGGCTGGTGGCCGTCCCTCCCTGACATAATAACAAGACCCTCAGAAATCAAGAGCAGAGCCAAGCAAGGGACGCATAACCTCTATGCTTGGCTCTCTCAGTTTAAGGGCGCGAGATGTAGAGCGGAAACGCTATTCGCCTCAAAGGTGCCTGCGGTGCCGCGGTGCGCGACATACTCGCACCAACTGTCCCACAAGTGAGCGGTCCCACCGAGCTTACGGCAAAGGTCATTGTAGCTGGCGATCTTGGCGCACACGGTCGCGGGCTTGTATTTTGCCTCGGCGCCACGGAACTCGCGCTCACGTATGCCGAAGCGCTGTAGGTTATGGGTGTCGAGACATCCCGATATGCCATAGATCATTTGGGCGCAGAAACCAGCTTTAGCCGGCCCTAGCGATGGCACGGATTGCAGGATATGCACGATTTCATCTTCGGCATGATCAGAGCAATGCCAAGCTCGTTCGCATTGATCGAAAAGCCAAGCTGGGTTGCTGATAGCTGCGAGCCCGTCGTGCTTGGCGCCGAAGATGGAGCGGCAAGGCTTGCCATCGCACGCGAGCGGTATCGCCGCAAGCGCAAGACAGCACACGAGCATACTGCCGCATCCCATTACGATCACCACGGCGGGAATTCCTAACGCAAAGCCAGCTAATCCGACAAGCGTGGCGGCGAAAGCGGCGAAAGCGATCATGGTCATATCTAAGCTCCCGTTGGTTGACCATAACATGCTATCCGCTCTGGCTGTCATGTCAAGCTAATTCGATCACGCAACATAATTACGCAACAATATTGCGCGACATCGGCCGATCCACGCAATAATGTTGCGTTAGAGACCAGGGGTGGGGGAGGGGTGGGGTCCCCTGTCGTGTCGGCTCGGACGTGATACCTCACTTTTCCCACACGAACCTTACTCAGAAAACCATCTTACGATCTTATCTTCTTACGAAAAAAGTTCTTGAAATACCATCTTACGATCTTATTTAGCCCTCTAAGATCGCAACATAGACCGCAAGACGTAAGATAGGCACCATGATCAGAAAAACAGAACTCGTCAGCCACGCCGCTCTCGGCCCCTGCATGAACCGTCTGACCGCCCAGGAACAGATGTTCGTGATGAACCTATTCAACGCCAACGCCAAGGGCATCACAAAGGCAGCGGACCAAGCGGGCTACCGGGCTCCAACCCGTAACGCGCTGACACAGCACGCTCATCGGCTAGTGATCAGGCAAGATATCAGCGCTGCCATCCGTGAGGAAGCTAAGCGGCGAACAGTCCTTTTGCTGCCCAAGGCCCACAGCGCTCTCGCGGCGGTACTGGACAATCCCCAGCACGCAGACCACTTCAAAGCGATCAAGATGGCGCGGGATGATGGCGGCGTCAGCGCGGCCGTCGAGCGTATCCTAAATGTGAATGTGAAGGTGGAAGTGACCCAAGCCGAAAAACTGGAACAGATCAAAGTGATGGCGCGGGCGCTGAACCTTGACCCGGCGCGGCTGATAGGCTATGACGGCGAGAAGCCGATCGACGCCGACTTCGAGGAAGTTGATGAACAGGCGGCACAGGACCTAGCGTCCCTTGCCTAGCATCGACGAAATTTACGACTTTCTCAAGCTGGCAACCGAGCGGCGTCAGTTCGAGGCTTGGCGCTACTTCCATCCCTATCCAAAACAGCAGGAGTTCATGGATTATGGCTCTCAGTTCAATGAGCGTCTGCTTATCGCCGGTAATCGTGTTGGCAAATCTGACACGGGAGCGTTTGAGCTATCTCGCCACCTTACCGGAGTGTACCCTGACAACTGGAAGGGAAAGAGATTTGACCAGAATAGCGGTCCTGTCAAAATGTGGGCTGCGGGGCCGTCGGGTATCCTTGTCCGAGATGTCGCGCAAACGAAGCTCTTTGGACCGCCCGGCGTGGATGATCTCATGGGGACGGGATTTCTCCCCAAAGAGGCAATTATCGGGCACCCTTCTGCTTCACGATCCGCTGCAAACGCTTTTGACACCGCTCACCTTCGTCACGTATCAGGAGGCGTTAGCCACCTTGGATTTAAATCCTACGAGCAGGATCGCCGAATATGGCAAGGCGATACCCTTCACGGAATTTGGTTCGACGAGGAACCCCCGCTAGAGCTTTACACCGAGGGGCAGGCCCGTCTTATCACCACGGGCGGCATCTCGTGGATGACCTTCACGCCCCTATTCGGGCATTCCGAGGTCGTCAAGCTCTACCTTGAGCCGAACCCGGAGTTCGCCAAGGCTCGTATCTACGTGCAGATGGCCCTTGCCGATGCCGGCCACATGACGCCTGAGATGATCGAGCGCACCCTGAGCGCGTACCCGCGGCACGAGTGGCCGGCGCGGCGCGAAGGATCGCCGCATCTGGCCGGCGGGCGTGTGTTCACGACCCCCGACGATCAGCTTCTTGAACCTCACTGGAACATTGGTATCGAGTTCCGCGAGGGCCAGTTGCGTCTCCCGGCTCACTGGCCGCTGCTGTGGGCGGTGGACTTCACCCACTCTGGCTCGAACACCAGTCACCCCTTCGCCGCGGTGCTCGGCGCCTGGGACCGAGACCTCGATACGGCGCATCTGTTGGCCGAGGTCAAGATGATGGAGGGTTCCCCGACGCTCCACGCCGAGGCCATGAAGCGGATTGGGGCGAACGTTCCGGTGGCATGGCCCCACGATGGCAATGTCGCGGACATGTCGGGCGAGCCGATCGCGCAAATCTACCGGAGCCACGGGCTGAAGATGCTGTTGGAGCACGCGCAGTTCACAACGGGCGGCTATTCGACCGAGGCGGGCGTCCTCGACCTCGACACGGCAATGCACGAAGGTCGGTTCAAGACCTCCATGCAGATGACGCAGTGGATGTCCGAGTATCGCATGTACCACCGGGACCCGACGGGCAAGATCGTCAAGGTCAACGACGACCTCATGTCGGCGACGCGCATCTGGTGGATGGCGCGGCGGTTCGCCAAGGTGGTGCCGCTCGGGCCGAATGTGAAAGGAATGCCTCGCCGGGAGATGTCGGGCGCAATAATCAATCCTTGGTCCGGTAAGCCCTTGCGTTAGACCGGCCGCGCAACAATATTTCCCAAGCCGGTGTCTGACTGTGGTTTCGGGATGCGTCCCGACGGGACTGTGGCGGGGTGTGTAACCTCGGCCGGCATCAGTTTTCGGAGGGTAGATGCCACTTGACAAGTCCGGCTCGAAGGCGTCGGTAGGCAAGAACATCAAGACCGAGCAGGCAGCCGGCCGCCCGCATAAGCAGGCGGTCGCCATTGCGCTTTCTGTAGCTAGACGCGCCCAAGGGAAGAAGAAATGAAAGGGCACAAGCGCTGGATGGCGGCTAAACGGGCTTCTGATCCTGATTTTGCTGAGAGGCAACGTCAGGCAACCCGCGATTGGCGCGAGGAAAACCGAGATAAAGACCGCGCCGCAGCGAGGCATTGGGCGAGAGTGCATCCGACAGAAGCTAAGGCGCGCGCCCGCCGAACTCAGTTACGCCTAAAATACGGGATTACGCCTGAGGATTATGACGCCATGTTTCAGGCTCAAGGAGGGGTGTGCGCAATCTGCAACCAGCCGCCTTCGCCGGGTCGAAATCTATCCGTTGACCATAATCACGAGACGGGCGAGGTTCGCGGGTTACTGTGTGTTGGCTGCAACACAGGCGTTGGCTATCACGAGCGGCCAATCCATGAAGCTATTATCGCTTACCTAGATTTACATGGTCTCCGCTGATGTCTTACGACCTGAATTATGTAGGATCGACAGACGACGAGACTAAATATGTAGCATGGCTCATGCTCCTTTTTAGTACCGCGAGGACCAGAAGGGTCCAGTTTGAAGTAATGTGGGAAGAAAGCGCCGCCCTGTGCTGGCCCGAGTATCGCAACTCCTTCACCTTCGGTCATAATCGCGCCCCCGGCGTAAAGTACAGTGAATTTCAGATCGACACCGCGGGCTCGATCGCTTCCCACCGCTTCATGGCGATCTGCGACACGATCGTCTCGCCCGCGACGCAGCTTTGGTCTTACTTGAAATGCTCGAACCCCGAACTTTGGAATGATCGCAAGGTCCGCGAGTATTACGCGGCCAAAACCAAGGCCCTGTGGGACCTCCGTTACGACAGTTGGGCCAATTTTACCGGCCAAAACCAGCAAAACTGGCAGCAACTCGGCGTTTTCGGCAACATGGGCATGTATATCGACGCTTTTGATAGCAACCCCGGCCCGACGCACCGCGGTTTGCGGTATGTCAGTACCTCACCGGGCGAGATGTACGTTCTGCGGAACTATCAGGGCCGGCCAAATGGCTATGTCCGGCATTTCCGCTGGACGGCACGACAGGCTTACGGCAAATGGCCGACCAAGCTGCCCGTGGTGCTCAAGGCGGCGCTCGAAAAGAGCGACAATAACACCATGTGGGATTTCTTGCAATTCGTGCTCCCCAATACCGAGTACGATCCGATGCAGGTTTTCCATCCGGTGAAGGGGAAGCCGTGGATTAGCGTCTACGTCTGTGTCGCCGGCTACTGCATCATGGAGCAAGGCGGATATCGGACCTTCCCTTGGTCGTGCGGCGCCTATCTCATGGCCCCGGAGGAAGAATACGGCCGCGGCCCGGCGCAAATGGTGTTGCCGGAACTGAAGACCTTGAACTCCGAGAAGGCGATGTTTTTGCGCCAGGGGCACAAGGCGGCAGAGCCGGCGTATCTGATCGCCGATGACGGCCTCGTCAGTCTCAAGACCGAGCCCAACGCTTTCAATTACGGCGGCTTGTCGGGCCAGGGCGCGAAGTTGGCTCAGCCGCTTGACACCGGCACGATCCAGGTAACGCAGGAAATGCTTGCGGCCAGCAAGGTATCGGTCGATGACGCCTTCCTGGTGAGCCTGTTCAATGATCTGTTTCAGGATACCAAGGGCGGCAACCAGGATACGGTGCGACAAGCGGTTGCCAAGGCCAATATGCGTGGCATGTTCCTGGCGCCGCTCGGGCGGCAGTACAGCGAATACCTCGGGCCGATGATTGAACGTGAGCTTGACGTGGCCGCGGACCTGCGGCTGCTGCCTGAGATGCCCCCGGTGCTCAAGGAAGCCAAGGGTGAGTTCCATACACAGTCGGTATGGTGCGGCCCCCTGGCGCGGGCGGCGATGGGCCAGAGCATTCAGGGCTTCATGGAAACAGTTGAGTTCGCCGAGAACGTGGCTCAGCAGACTGGCGACGCTTCGATCATGGATGTCTTTGATTTTGACGTGGCCTTCCCCGCTATGGCCGAGGCGCGGTTCGTGCCGACGGAATGGATGGCCGATCCGAAGAAGGTCGCGATAAAGCGCAAGGGCCGCGCCCAGGCTGCGGAGCGCGAGAACCAAGTCAAGGAACTTCCAGGCAAGGCGGCGATCATCAAGGCCCAGGCGATCCAGACGAAAGCGGCTACAGGCGGCAATACTGGCGGCGCATTGTCGGGGCTACCGACGGGTTCGATGCCTATGATGCCTGGGCAGTCAGCCCCAGGCGGCCGGGCATTCGGCCAACCCGGAGCCCAATAGCTCTTGACTTTCCCGTACCAGAGGTACACTTAGGTTAGAACCGCAGCCCGAGAGGACAACTGCCTGTGAATACGTTTGAGGAAAAGATCGGGGGCTTCCTGATCGAGTTCATTGAGAAGCCAGAAGAACAACGGGTCTTCATCTCGGCCCGAAACATCCCCCAGCAAGGCAAGAAGACTGAGCCGTTGACGGGACCGCAGGAGACCGCGGCAGTGACGCTCGGCCGCGAGTGGTACGAGAGCCACAAGGGCGTGATGCTGCTCAATTTCCACAAGGACCCGCTTGCCGGCGGGATGCGCGCCCAGGTGCCGCCCAAGGGGCAGTTGTACCGAGCCGGCGTGGAGCGCGAGGAAAGCTTTGTGATGACCCCAAAGGGTCTCGTTTCGCAGGGCAAGGTCGGCGCCGTCAAGGGCGAGCGCCAGAGCAATATCGAGCGCGGCAACTCCATCATGGTCGCCAAGGCGCTCTGGACTGGCGAGTGGATCGGCTGATGGCCCGTTGCGGAACCTGCCGGTTCACCGAGGCGGTCAAGGAAGACCTGACCGCGGTGACGTGCTACGGCGCGCCGCCGACGCCGATGATGGTGCCGGTGATGACGCCGCAGGGCCCGCAGATGCAAATCCAGCTTTTGCGCCCCGGCCTGAAGCGGGCGGAACGCGCCTGCGCGCTTTATCAACCGATGGAGTTGGCCGTTGCCAATCCCGAAGTTTCTGAGTAGGCTCGGCCACAGTGTCGATATCCTCCACCTTCGACGATGTTATCTCCGTGTCCCCGATGAGGTCTGGCAAGACCTTGCGGAGTTCTGTCATGCTACCGAGCCGGCACCAGTTGAAGGAGACTTGTTCTTGCAGGGGCGGGCTGCTGGCCGACGAGACGTGTGGTTGCGTATCGCCCAGCATCTTCATCTCTCAGAAGACGAGTTGTTCACCCTTTGGCGCGGTCAGTCGATCGTGCGACGAACTGATGGAGACCAGTGATGGCGTGGCACGACACTCTTGACAACGATACCCGCGCAGCACTTGTCGCGAAGGGCTGGGATCGGCTTGACGGCGACAACGCGGCGCAGGCGATCTTCAAGTCCTACCAGAACTTGGAGAAGTCCCGTCCGTCGCCAGACACGATCCTGAGCGCGCGGAACCCGACTGAATACAGTTTCGACGGCATCAAGTATGGCGACGGCGATCCTGATCCCGACGCGGTGGCGATGGTGCGCCAGATCGCGACGGACTTGAAGCTGCCGCCGGCCACGGCACGCGAACTCGCTACGCGACTGTTTGCTAGTGGCCACGCCGAGGAAACTGCCCAGCAGACCGCGGCGCGCGAAGCGACCGAACAGGCTACGGCGCGGCTGAAGACGACCTGGGGCGACAAGTACGAGGCCAACACCGCGGTTGCCGCCAACGCCTTCGAGAAGTTGGCGCTGCCGAAGGAGACCGTGGATGCCCTGGTCGGTGCGATGGGTGTTGACAAGGCGATGGAGTTCGGCCATACTCTCGGTTCCCGCATGGGCGAGGCGCCGTTGCTGGCAGGAGGCGGGCAGATGCAGACGACCCCGATGAGCCGCGAAGCAGCGCTGACCAAGCGCAATGCCCTGATGGGCGATGCGGCCTTCGCCAAGAAGATCATGGACGGTGATGTTACGGCGCTCAAGGAACTCGAAGACGTGTCGCGGGCAATCATCACTGACGCCGCGGCACCGGGCGGCTTCCAGAAGGCGCCGGATAATTTCGGCCGCACCAAGGAAAACCCGAACGGGGTCTTTGAGGCTCCGAAAGTTGCTTAACGGTGGCTACAGACCACATTAAGCGCTGGCTCCGGGTCTCAGGTATCCTCGCCGATATCTCGTCTACAGCCTGGGTCACGGCTCGGGAGTGGGGAGAGATTGCCGAGGAACTGAAGGACCCGGATTATGCCTCGACAACGGTACCGACGAACAAGAACTTCCGAGCCCTGCGCGTGGCCAAGAACCTGCTGCTCCGCAACTCTGGCACGGATGACCAGATCGTCGTCAATATCATGAACCAGCGCGAGCTTGGCGAGACCAATGCCGCGATCTTCGCTTTCCGTCGAGATAATCTGCGGCAGAAGCGCGAGTTGGACATCGGTACGGACTATACTGGCGTCGAGGGGAGTGAAATTCCCCTTGACATTTCCAAAACCTGAAACCATCTCATAGCCCAAGCACCGCTCTCGCCCGGTTTCGGCCGACAAGCAACGAGCCCCGACTAGCCGGCCCCCTCTCGCGAGGATAAGGCCATCCGCCTCGGATGCACCCTTGTTCTGTTTAACCGCGTGAGGACGCTATGACTTCAATTGGCAACAACCCCTACGAGGTCGAACTGCTTACTGTGCAGTACACGACCCTGTTGGAATTGCTCCTTCAGCAGAAGGTCTCGAAGGTCCGCAGCCGGATCAGTTCCGGTATGCACGTTGGCAAGGCCGCGTCTCCGGTCCAGCAGATCGGTGTCCTTGAGTTCAAGCAGCCGGCTGGCCGTTACTCGCCGATCGAGTTCCAGCTTCCGAATTACACCCGTCGGTGGGTCTTCCCGAATGATCGCGATGTCGCGGTGCCGGTCGATACGTTCGACGAACTGCGCACGATCGTCGATCCGAAGGGGGGCATCAATCAGGCCGTGGTTGCCGCGGGCAACCGCTTCTTCGACGACCTCGTGATCGCTGCCTACTTTGGCGCGGCCACGACTGGTGTTGACAGTTCGTCCTACCAGACCGAGAGTTTCCCTGGCCTCGGCACTGACACCGCGAACACCTATCTGGTGGCCTCGGCGTTCGGCGCCGCGTCGAGCACGGGCATGACCTACCCGAAGGTGGTCGAGGCCATGCGCATCCTTGAGCACTATCAGGCGCTCGAAGACGGCGAGGAATGCACTCTGCTCATGGGCTCGCAGCAACATGCGGACCTGAAGAAGCAGATCGAAATGATCTCGCACGACTACAACGAGACCCCGGTGGTCACGGAAGGCCGCATCGAGCGTATCGGCGGCGCGTCCGTCGTGGTTTCGGAGCGGCTGTCGTCCAGCATCAACGGCGCGAACCTACGTGCGTGCCCCCTGTGGGTCAAGTCCGGCATGTATCTCGGCCTGTGGCGCGACATGACGACCCGCGTGGACAATCGTATCGACCTGACCTCGCAGCCGTGGCAGTTGTACAGCATGATCTCGGCGGGTGCCACGCGCACCCAGCTTGGCAAGGTCATCTGCATCAATGCTGCTGACACGACCGGCAGCGATCCGACGGCGCCGTAAGGGAGAGCAGCATGGCTTATACCGTAGTTCCCGCTTCCGGCCGCTCGACGGTCATCACCAACCTGGAAGCTACCCCGGCAGTCCGCACGACTGCCGGCCAGGGGGGTTCGTGCAATGCGATGGTGCTGACCGCTTTCGGTGTTGCGCCTATCAACATGCCGACGACCAACTTCCTGCCGCTGATCCGCATCCCGTCGAACGCGATTATCCACAAGCTCGAAATCTGCCTGGATACGGCGCCTTCGACCTCGCTGACCGGCGCGATCGGTCTGTGTTTTTCGGACACTGCCGATGGCACCCCGGCTGCACTTCAGAGCACCTATGCCCTGACCGGCGCTGCGCCTTCGATCGTGTCGCAGTCGTGTTTCTTCTACAACGCGGCGATCACCAGCTACGTTGGTCTCTGGACAGACATCACCTTCCAGAACTACACCGGCAACAGTGTGACCGATGGTTTCTACGTGCCGTCGGCCAGCGTGAAGCCCATGTGGCAGGCGCTCAGCGCGGGCGGCATCGGCGGGCTCGGCAAGGCGACTTCGGGCGCGAGCCCCGGTGCCTTTACCTCGTGCGCGTCGGACCCGTTCGGGTTCTTCGACATCACCTATTTCGAGACGACTACTGGCGTCAATACGTCCGCGGTGAATATCGGACTGCGCTGCACGTTCTCGAACGCCGCCGCGTAAGGAGCAAACATGGCTGTTCAATCCCCTTACCTTCTGCCGGGCATGAACCCGGCAGCGGTGGTTCAGAACCCGGTCGCGAACCAAATTCAGGACACTGGCCTTGCGCCCCTATCCGTGGGGCGGCAGGGCGATAGCCTGACTTCAGGTGTCCATGACGCCTTCTACACCGGGACGGCACGCGGCAACGTATTCGTCGCGAATGCCAACGACGCCACGGGTCGAACCATCTTGGCGCCGGGCGGCACCACGTCGGGTTTCATGTTCTACAACCCGGTGGGTTCCGGCATCAACATGGAAATCCTCGAAATCCTCGTGCTGCCGCTGACCGCTACCGATGTCGTCGGCGTGATCGGTGTCGAGTATGGGGCGCCTCCGACGACCGTTGGCAACGCGGCTACCGTTCGCAACACGCTGATCAACGGCAACGGCCTGACAGCTCTCGGCAAGGCGTCGTATGGCTCGACCATCGCGGCCATGACGTTCCTGCAATGGCTCCCGGTGTTCATCCAGACCACGGCCGGCGTATTGCAGGGCTCAAGCGGTCTTTACATTCCGCGGGGCACGTTCGTCCTGGCGCCGGGTGGTGCGATGAATATCGTGTCCAGCACGACGCAATCGACGAACCTGTGGGCGCAGAGCGTCAAGTGGGCCGAGTGGCGTCCGTAAGGAGTAATCCATGACCGCGACCTACTACGTGTCGATCACGTCGGATGCGTCCAAGTTTTCGCAAGACCCGGACAACTCTGGCACGTCGAGCACCGCGACTGACATCATCGAACTTCGGGTTGGCAATGGCACCTATGCGCCTGACCGTGCCGAAGTGCTGAAGGCGCTCGATAAGTTCTGGCGGTACTACCAGCAAGGCGGCACTGACGGCAACGGCACCAATATCCCGCTGCCGACCGGCCCGAACTAAGGTGCTTCGCTATGGCTGCGAAGCATCGGATTGCTAGCGCCATCAAGAGGCCAGGAGCCTTTAAGGCCAAGGCAAAAGCTGCCGGCATGTCTACCCACGCCTATGCGGAAAAGGAGAAAGGCGCCTCTGGCCGCACCGGCAAGCAGGCGCGTCTTGCGCTCACCCTTAGCAAGATGCACAAGAAATGAGTGCCGAGATTGAAGCCATTGGCCCCTTTCAAAGACGGGCAGCGCGCACTATATCCAACGCTGCGTTGTTCGATCTCGTTGAGGACATGGCCAAAAAGGTCGATCGCCTCGAACACGTCGAGCGCAAGGTTGACATGATCTTGGAGAAGCTGAATGGCCTTGAAACCCGGTAGTGTCTCGGAAGACCCGGTTATGGTTGTTCAGCCGCATGTCGTTGGCATCGCGCCGACGCCGCACGGGGGCATCTTCGTGCTTGACGACGCCGGCTCGATCTTCGAGCGGGTCAAAGACCCGAACTTCACTGGTGGCCCGCAGCCTGTCGGTTACGTGTGGCACAAGGTTAAAGGGCCGCACGAATGACGCCAAACACCTTTCCGGCGCCGGAAGGCACCGCTCACGTCTCGTTCACTGGCCTCAAGGCCGGGCAGACGACCCCGAATTTTACCTGGGCGGAACAGGGTCTCTACACAATCTCGCTCGAACTGGCGGACCTGAACAATTCCAGCGATCAGGTTCAGCTTCAGTCGGTGGTCAGCGGGACGAGTACGGCTATCATCACCATGCTCGAAAGCGGATACTTTGACTTCGTGGTTCCTGCCGGTGGCGGCACTTACAATTTCACGACGGTCAATGATGTCAGGAACGTCCGCGTGACCCAGCGGTACAAGCGAAGTGGATCAGCCTGATGGCGTTTGTGTCGAACGATTGGAAGGATGGGGTCACTTATACCGGCGCTCGCACGGCGAACACCGTCGGCCCTTTCACGTTGCTTGGCGGTAAATACGTGTTTGGCACGTCGGCGCCGAGCACGTCTACCACGTTGGAAATTCTGATGCCCGATGGCTCGACCTATCAGCCCTTTATCGCGGCTGTGACGGCCGCGGGGTTCACGATGGTTGACCTTCCCCCCGGCACCTACGAGATTATTTTCACGGCGACCGGCGACGTGCAAGGGTTCGTCATCAAGGTTCCGTATCGCCCGACGGCGTAAGGTAGGGTTGGAATGCCCTATCAGTCTCCAATCGACGTAGCGAACGAAGCGGGGCAGCTTCTCGGCCAGCCGAAGATCGCGACTTTCACTGATGTAGCGCAGCTTGCGGTTAACAGCGATCTGTGCTATGATACGATGCGCCTCGACGAGCTTTCGCGCCACACCTGGGCTTTTTCGATCCGACGCGCGCGGGTTCGTGGAATAACCCGTTCGACGCAAATCTGGACGCCACCTACATGGTCGGCGGTCACGACCTACACTAATGGCCAAGTGGCCATGTACGCGGGTGGCACCTATGCCAACAGCGCGAACTACCCGTGGATCATGCAGAACCCCTCATCGCTCAACGAGAAGCCGGACATCACGTCTTCGTGGTCTCACTACTTCGGCCCGTTGACCTGTGACGTGTTCGACAACCAAGCGAGCTATGCGGCCGGCGAAGTTGTCCTTGTGCCAGAAAGCTGGCTGAGCAGCGCGACCTACGCTAACACAACGATTGTCAATTCTGGCGGCATCTTCTACGTGTCCCTGGCCGCGGGCAATCACAACCATAACCCGAGCGCGACTGTCGGGCAGTGGTGGGCAGTGTGGGTTCCCCCGGAGAATACCTCACTGCCCACTGTTGGGACGCCGGCCCCGGCGCCACAGGGAACCTATGCTTCGGGCACGACCTATGCGATTGGCAATATCGTTTCGTATACGAGCCTCGTGACCGGGAACACGCAATATTATATCTCGATCGTCAACAGCAATGTCGGCAACGAGCCGGACACTTCGCCTGCGGATTGGTCCCTGTGGGGCTCGTCCACGAGCCAAGGGCTCAATTCCCCGCTCGGGCCGTTCATCTGGTCGGCCTTCAATGGCGGTGTCGGTATCTGGTTGTCGCTGACGAACAACAATGGCTCGTCGAACCCGAGCACCTTCCCGGCGCAAGTCCCGTTTTCGGGCGACCCGGCATGGACCTCAGTAGGCGGCACGATCGCGCAACTGACTGTGCTCTGGCCAGCAAACTCGGGCTATCTGAACGACAGTTCGACCTTGAACCTGTTCCGGCTGCCCTTCGGCTGGCTGCGGCCCAGCGACGATTTCGAGCAGAAGAACAAGCACCCGTGGCTCGGGGCTTTCGTCGGTAGTTATCCCAAGGACTTCGCTTACTACGATGAGTATTTTACGTCTTGGGGACAAGGCCCGTGGGACATTCCGTTCGTGGCCGACATCGCGGACGTGACCCGGATGCACCCGAAGTTCTGCCAGTGCCTCGCGATCCTCATGGCGCAGCAGATGGATGAGCCGTTGACCCAAGGCAAGAATGCGACCAAGCTTCAGGATCGCTACAACCGGGTGACGGGTGAGGCGATCCGGGTGGACGCAATCCTTCAGGGTACTCCAAATCAGGTGCTCGAAGAATTCGTGCGCGTGAGATTGTAGATGCCTAAAGCATCGATCGACCAAACGAATTTCCTCGGCGGCGAGTGGGGACCGTATGCGCAGGGGCGTAGTGACGATCCGCATTACTCGACCGCGCTGACCACGAGCCTCAACGGTTTTCCGGTCGAGGAAGGCGCCTGGACTTCGCGGTCGGGCACTGAGTTCATCGTGCCGACGCACGGTGGCAACTACGCGAACCTTCTGCCTTTCGCCGGCTCCGAGACCTGCTCTTTCGCGATGGAGTTTACCAGCCCGCCGGGCGCGGCCAATGGCACCCTCCGGTTCCTGACCCAATCGTCCCTGGTCTTCACCAACGATGCGCAGACGGTCGAGAGCGTCAGCAGCAGCATCTTCACGCTGAGTGGCAATCCTGGCTGGGTTGTTGGCGATGAAGTTATGGTGGTGTTCCCCGATGCCTCGGGTTCGCCCTATCCGTTTCCGCAATCGGATGAGTTGGGTCTGCGGAACCAGATTTGCACGATCTCGACGCAGAGCGTGTCGGGCGGCGTTCAACTCGTCAGCCTTTCGGCGTTCTTTACTGGCGCGGTCACTGAGACCGCCAGCACGAACCTTGTCGGCGCGCAGCTTATTCGGGTCAAGAAGTTCAACACGCCGTACACCGGAGGGCCATCACAAATCCAATCGCTTCGCGCGGTTCAGGCCGAGGTTGACAGCATCATTCTGTGCTCGAACGTGGCGCCGCAGCAAGTCCAGATTACTACGCAGGGGACGCTTACCGCTGATCCGGTCTTCTCCTTTGCCGCGCTTAATATGGTCGATGGGCCGTATCTGGACCCGCAGTCGCAGACCCTTACCTTGTCGGCGCTTACGGGTGCTGTAACAGCTACCGCGGGCTCCGCGGTTTTCGCCTCGACCGACGTTGGCCGGGCGATGCGCATTTTCACACAGCCGGCCTTGTACAACTCAAGCTCGACTTACACTGCTGGTCAGACTGTCACCGACAGTACGGGTGCGTGGTGGGTGGCCATTGCAAGCGTGCCCGCTGGCGCGGCACCGGGTCAAGCGGCGACGATTGGTGGCGTGGCGACAGTGGTATGGGCGCCGGCTCCGACCGCGGGTTCCTGGGCCTGGGGTAAGATCACGGCGTTTACCAACAGCACTCACGTCACGTTCACATTCGACACGACTATCCCGAACATGGTCCTGCAAAGTGCCAATGGCATGACTGCGGCCGAATGGCAACTTGGCGTCTACAGCGGCACGACGGGGTATCCGACATGTGGCATTTACTACGAAGGGCGCTTGTGGCTTGCTGGCTGCGTTCTGAACCGCTTCGATACAACGACGAGCAATGGCGTCAGCCAGATCATTGGAACCAACATTGCGACCTTCTCTCCGACGGACCCGAACGGGAATGTACTGGACAGCAGCGGGATCAGCGAAGTCCTGAACTCGAAGGGCCTTAACCAAATCCAGTGGATGATCGGTGACGCGCAAGGCGTCTTGATGGGTACGCTCAGCGGCGAAACCCTAGTTGCGGCTTCGGCACTTGGAGACCCTATTACCCCGACTTCTATTCAGGCCCACGAGGTCACGCGCTACGGTTCTCTGAACATTGAAGTTGCTCGCGCCGGTATGGCTGTGATCTTTGCACAAAAGAGCGGCCGGCGGGTGATGGAGTATCTGGACGATGCCTTCTCGCAGAAATTCAGCGGGCGCCACCTGAATGAGTTTGCCAAGCACCTGACCGTTAGTGGGGTCGCGCGCCTTGAGTACACTGAGGAACCTGTGCCGATCGTATGGGCTCTGATGAATAACGGGTTGCTAACAGGCTGCACCTATAGGCGCTTCTCGCGGTTCGTCCAGACGCCGCCTGAGTGTCAAGGCTGGCATTGGAATGTGCACGGCGGCAACCGGGTCTTCACTAGCATGTGCTCGGTGCCGGGCAAGAACGGGCTGCTTGAACGGCTATTCCTCGTGACCAACAATCCGCCGAGCAACATCCCGAACTCAGCGGCGATCACGAACTACTACATCGAAGTTATGAACCCGCCATTCGATCCTAGTGGGTCTATCCTACAGGCGTGGCAGGTTGATCAGGCCGCTGGCCCCGGCCCTGGCAACTCGGGCTACGACTGCGGTGGCGGCAATCCGTCGGGCTTTTCCACGACCGGCGCCATCCACGGGTCTGATACTACGACTGCCGCGGCGCCGCCGTTGCTCACACAGTTCCAAAGTATTTCGCTGGGCCAGAGCCCGCCGGCTGGCGGTACGCTCCTGCTGGGCGTGAAGAACAAGGCAGCCTTCTTTCCCGGCTCGACGATCCTCTATAACCTGCCCCCGTGGCCGCTGTCGAGTGGACGCGCAGACCAGACCTCGCTATCCTTGAGTGTATGGATCGGCACGCTTGACCCCGGTGTCAATGGCCAGCAGCAAGGAGCGTTGCTGTCGAGCCCTGAACTTGCCTTCTCCGAAGTCGGCACAGGCATCACCAGTTCGATCCTCGGTGGTGCCCCGGCCTTTGGGTTGAACCAGGGGATCAGCTATACGGGCTCGAACAACGTCCTGGCAGCGTCATCGGTCAGCACTCTCAATTATCCATCGGGCGGCGCGTTTGTCCAAGGCGCGGTCGCAAGCACCGGGCTTCAATGGTCGCATGTGATGATCTCGGCCAAGAGCATCGGCGATGGCACGATCACTGTGACTATGGCGGTCAATGATACCGTTGTCCTCAACAATGTCAACAGCGGTACGGTCGGCAACAACGGCAGTATGTGGCCTTTTAGCAGCCAGACCGACAAGCTCAAAGACAATGGCATGGCGGTGTGGGGTATTGGTGGCGCATTTGTCCAGGCACCGCTCTACAATATCACTACGAAGCAGGTTGCTGGTCCCCCACAGACCATTATCGTGCCGCCCATAGCCGAACTCGTGACGGCGAGTGCTTTGGCGGCGCTCAGGAAAATTTATGCTGGCAAACCGTTCTTCGAGGGGCCGGCGCTGGTGATCGATCCTGCCGGCTTCTTGACGTTTCACCCGAATGCGACACCGCAGCAGATTTATGAGGCCGAGTACGTCGGCAGCAGCTACACGATCAACACGACGCTGACGACTGTGACCGGCGCGGGAGGCCCGAGCAACTATCCGGTGCCGACTTCGCTCGGGCAAGCTACGGGTTACACAGGCAGCGTCGCGGAACTGTGGATCAAGCCGGGGGTCTACATCGACTGGACCAGTGCGACGAACCGCAATAAGTTCCACGAGAAGGATACGATCACCGGCAGTTGGGGGCCGATCCCCCTTGGCACTGATGGCAGTACCCCGTTTAGTGCGAAACCGTGGGTGTATCTGTCGGGAGGGCCGGGCCAGTTCGTGCTCAACAATGCGACTGGCCAATATCTCACCGAGCTTGACACCACGTCGGGTCTGATAAACTTCAACACCGGGCTGGGCGGCGGATTGACCCAAAGCCCTCTCTCGTTTCCTTAGCGGAGGCGAGCCGTGGCGACGACTGATATTGTATTCACTGGTCTAAGCCATATGGCCAACCAATACGTCGAGGCCGTCATTGGTGGTCTCGACTGTGGCTCGTTCCTGGTGTCTCCGACTGGTTCGATCACGGTGCCGTTGAGCAGCAATTCGATGCTGACTGGCGAGTACCTGCAATCGATCGATGTCGGCCCGTATGACCGGACGACCTATGGAGACGCGACAACCCAGGTCACGGTCCAGGTGAATGGCGGCGGCATTGCGACAGTCTATGTGCCGGTGACGATCGGCTTCTTGTTCCTGGCCTATGGACAAGTCTTGCGCCCCAATTCGGAGGCTGCAACCAAGAGCCCGGCCGGTGGTGCTACGGGCAAGCTGCGCCGCGTTTGGTCTTACAGTGCGTTGCTGGCAAGCTCGCAGGGCGTGAGCTTTGGCACAAACCTCGGGACGGCCCAGCCGGCGCCGCTGAAGTTCAATGACCAGACCAGCCTCCAAAGCAACTATTTGTTCAACGGTGTGGTCTACGGTACGGTGCAGGACGCCGATGATTTCGATGGGATGTTGTGCTGGTCTATTCCAGGGCCATACCCATTTATCATGATGTCCTTGACGGCCTACATTGAAACTCACGAGCGCTCCTAATGGCAATCTTTTACGGAGGCATCAACAAGCCGGCGGCGAGCACGGGCACGCAGAGCACGATCCTAGCCGAGAGTGGCCTACTCAATGCCCTGTACGGAGAGACCGCGGCTGCCACGAGCGCGAAGGGTGAAGCGGCTGCGTTGAATGTCGAGGCTGCCGGCGCCACGGCTGAAGCCGGCCAGTATGGTATCGCCGGGGACATCAGCGCTCAGAACGCACAACTCGCCCAGGTGAGCGGACAGCTTCAGGAGTACCAGAATACGCGCAACCTGATGAAGACTTTGGGTGCGCAGTCGGCTGGCATCTCCGCGGCGGGGTTCGCCAACAGCGGTTCCGCGGTGGACCTCGCGCGATCGAGCCTGCAACAAGGTCTCTTGCAGGGTCAGGTTATCGGGACCAACGCTTCGATCGAGGCCGGCGGCTATTTCCAGCAGGCGGCAGCGAGCGCGGCCGAAGCAACAGCGGCGAAATCCGCGGCAGCAACCGAAGGTATCCAGTCAAACGTGGCGGGCCAAGTAGCCGCTCTCGATACCGCGAATGCCGCGGCGACGAGCGGCTACCTCAACATGATACCGGGGGCTGGTGCGAACGTGCCGGGCATCCCAAATATTAGCGCACCGGCAGTCACTACGCCGGCCGCGCCGCCGGTAATCGGGAAGGGCCAGTGATGGCAAAGATCGCTGAGTTCGATGCCAAAGACCTGAAACTGACGCCTTCTAATACGGGCTACTCGGCCGCGGAGCAGGCTGCCCGACGCATTGGTCCGTTCGCGACCCAGGCCGCGGGCGCGATCCGTAAAGTTGCGGACCTTCAGGCAACCGAGGAACGCGAGCTTGGGCAGCAACAGACAGCGTTCGCCCGCTTGCAAGGGCTCGAAGCCAAGGCCGAAGGCAGCACTGCCGGGGTCAAGATCGGTGGTCGCAGCCTCAAGGACATGTTCCAGCTTGGCGCCGGTGGCAACGAGCCTAACTATGGCCGCCTGAATGAATTGAGTAACGGCGCTGCTCGCTTGAGCCGGCTCGCCCGCGACACAGTGCGCTCGCAGTCGCCGGTGGTCAATGAGCAGCTTCAGGCTAACCGCCAGATGCGGAACAACTACCAAGTCGATACCGGCAAGACCGGGATCGAGCCGAACCCTGATGTCAGCGACAAAGACGCGGCAGCGGCAGGGTTCAACATGGGCTCTGCTTTCGACGCGCCGGACAGGAACAAATCGGACATCGGTTTTTCGGCTTCGTTCAACTTGCCGGGCTCCGACCAGATTGGACCAGTGCCGGCTATCGAACATGCCACGATTGGCGATACGCACGAGCAGCCAGGGCAAGCGGGGGCGGCCCAATATGATCCGTATTCTAACATTGGTTCGCCGACTTCGGACACGCTGCCGCCGGGGCTTAACGCAACTCAATGGCCGACATCACAGGCTGGCGAAGTGGTGGGCATTCCTCCCGCGCCTACACAACCGCCTCCGGTGGTTTATCCCGGCATGAGCGACATAGTGGATAACTTCTAATGGCTGATCCAGTTCCCCAGGACGATACGCTCTCGCCGGTATTGCAACAGGTTCATGACGCCTATCAGACGGACGAGGGCAAGGATGTCGCGGGTGATGTCCTCACCGACATCCAGCAGCACGCTAACGCGACCGCGATCGTTGACGCCAACGCTGCGGCGGGCCAGCAGTTCGTCAACAACCTTGCTACCGTCAAGAGCAATCTTGTCGGCATGGTGCAGGACGATCCGACCTCGCATCAGCTTGCTCTCGGGCTCGCACCGAAACTGGTGGGCTCGGTACTGGCCTCGACGGGCATGGACCCCGATGCCGGCACTGATGCTCACGGGCAGATCACTAGCCACGTTCAGACGGAGATTGCACATGCTGCGATTACGCGAATGGCTGATCTCCACGGGGACCTGGCTCATGGGCTCATCGGTACGCTCAGCCCCTATCTCAACGAAGGAGACGATAAAGTCCTTGGCTCCTATGTTGATACCATGCAAGCTGCCAGGACTGCCGACACTGCCGCTGCTGTTCGACAGGCAACTGTGGACCAGCAGCGAGCTTCTGGCGTCGCCGCTTTCCACTTCGGTAGCTCACTCCTTGATCCTCGAACTGAGGGAGTGGTATACCCCCAAGACTATCTGCAAAGTCTTGTGCGGAACAACACTATCAACCCCGACGACAAGCAAGCGCTATTCACCGCGTTCGGCAAGCTGTCAAGCGCAGGCGATGTTGCTGCCTCCAACCCCAACACGGTAAGGCAGGCACTCTCGGCTATCGCGGACCCCAACGTGCCGGTCGAGCATGGCGACATAATGGATCATGTTGGCAGCAACCTGCGATATGTTGACGCGGTGATGCTCCACGGCATGAACTTGCAACGGACGCCCGATGGTATTGCCGCTGTCGGCCAACTCAAGGGGCTGCTTGATCGGGCCCATGATACAATCGCGCCGAGCGATACGCCGGCCGGCACTGCTGCCTATTCTCGTTTTGTTAATTGGCTGCTGCCATCTTATCGGCGTACTGGCGCCGCGGGGCTAAACCCGACGAGCGACAACTATCTGTTCAATGGCATGTCACTGGACAACTTCCGCCCTACGCACGAGGACGCTGTGGCTCCGTTGGCCTTCGCGGGTCAAGGAGTAGGCGCCTACTTACCGGAAGGAAAACCCCCTTTGGCTACTGAGGGTGGTGAGTTGCGCCCTGGTGTGTCTAGCGCTCCCGATGTATCTGGTGATATGGAAATGCTTCGTTTTCGCCGGGGGCATCCTGATGAGAACGAAATACAACCTAATGGCCTTGGCCCGCAACGCCCTTCTCTCGGTGAGATTTTCGCTGGCAATACACCCGAGCTTGACGAGAAGATGCGCCGGTTAGAGAACCTGCGCAATGAGAACGCGCAGCCGATCGCCCCGGCGTCGGGCAACTTCTTCCAGCGGAAGCTAGCGGAGCAGACCAAGAATGGCTGATCCTATTGATAGTCCGCAGCCTATCGTTCCCGGCGGTTCTGATAGCCTTGGGGCTATTCCGCAGGTCACGCTACCTGATGTCGATGTAACCCCCGACGAAGTTCCCCAGCCACCGCCGTCCGCAGCGGGGGTCTTACTGGCCGGCGGTGGCGCTGCGCTCGACAGCATGACCGGCGCGCGGGCGATGGGCTACTCGTGGCCTGAGATTGATCAGCATCTCGCCACCGCCCAGGACACCGCGGCGCGGGCCGGCTACAGCCAGCAGGAAGTTGATCAGCATCTCGGGATGCCAAACTTCGAGACCCGGATGCAAGGGCTCGCCCACAACATTGATCCCGAGATGCCGACGACTGGTGTGACCCGGCCGATGGCGCCAGGGGAGTATGTATCGAACCCCGACGGTAGCTGGTCAAACGAAGTTACCACGACGACAGAAGTGAACGGCAAGCCGACCGTCGTGCCTACACTATGGCTGCTTGGCGGCGAGCCCCACGTTCTCGACGAAGATCAAGCTGCCGAGATGGCCGAGCGTAGCGGGCTCAAGTTCCCGACCTTTGGCACGATGAATGAGGCCAACGCTTTCGCCGCTCAACGCGAAGCCAACTGGCAGAACATCCACCCTGGCGATAAGTCGGTGCCGCCGCTATGGAGCGGCGATGTTAAGCTCTCCTATCCTGATCCCAAGGCGCTCGTCGATTACTCCCTCGGCATTGCGCAGGACACTGGCGCCACGGAGCCGGCCAAAGTCGCCCCGGTGATCCGTCAGAACATGTACGATATGTGGAAGAACAGCGGTGCCAATATCCGCGACATCTACAACCTGACCCAGACTAATCCCGACTTCCGCGACGCACTGACGCGGGCACCCAATCCGCCCCCGCCGTATGAGTTGCTGACCCACGAGGACTTGGCGCCCGGCGTGAAGGACATGGGCGGCGGTGTCGTATGGATGGGCACGCCGCCTCCCAAGACGCCAAAGCAGGCGGCGGGCGAAGCCGTCGAGATGACTGGTCTCCCCGACATCCAGAAAGCGATCGACGCTTTCCGCCGGGACACCGCGGTCTTCAGCCCGACGACCTTGGAGATGATCGGCCACGGCGGCGCCGGTATGGGCAACGCGATGTCCTGGTTCAACCCCGCGCTCAAAGTCGGGAAAGACGTTGGCTTCGCTGGCGTTGGGCTGCTTGGCAAAGTGACAGGCGCGCTCTACCGCGAGCACTTTATGACGCCGGCCGAACAGGCTGCGTGGAAACTGAAGCAGACGACCAAGGCTCTCGAAGCAACCGCGATCATCAAGGAAACCGGACAGGCTCGACGCGACAAAGCATTGGCCTCAGACGCGATCGAGCATCTGCGCAAAGTGATAAATCCGCTCATGCCCGCGCACAAGGAGTACATCAAACAGGTTAATGCCTATGCCAAGGAGCAAGCAGCCCTCAAAGCTGCCGCCACAGGCGGTGGACCTAGCCCAATCAATCCCTTAATCCCGCCCCTTCAGTTGCCTAAGCCGGACGCGATCCAGACCTTGATCGATCATGTTGAGATGCGCCCCGGTGGCGGTCGGCTAGCCCCAACATCTCCGCTCTACGATGTTGCCGACCAGCTTCGGGTCCAGTACCAGCAGATGCGGTTTATGATCGAGAACCAGTTTCCCGACATGGCAAGCTATGTCAACGACTATTACCGCCATTTGTGGAAACGTAACCCTATGTTCGACGCCTTGTTCGGTGTCGGCCGGCAAGGGTCGGGGGCCAGTCTCAACAAGCGCTCGATCCCCACCTACTTTGATGGCATCATGCGCGGGCTCGAACCCAAGGTACTCGATCCTATCGACAACATGCTCCATTATTATGCTAGCATGAGGGATTTCATTGCCGCCAAGCGGGTGATCGACCGTGGCATTGCGGACAAGTATCTCTACTATGCGACTAAAGCTGCTGATGGTACTCAGGACATTCCGCTCAAAGGCCAGATGGCGCAGCGCATCCGGTCATGGGTTGATCCTAAATCGGGTGAGGCGCGGGTCATGCCCGAGCGCCTGTACGGCTCGCCGGGCGCGGCCAAGATTTACAACAATTGGGTGGGCAAGGGCGTCTACGACTGGCCCTCATTCCAGGTCGGCCCGATCGAGGTCAACCCTGGCGCTGTCTATGACAAGCTTCTGTACGCCTCGAACTCCTTGCTCGGCCTCGGTCTCGGGCTCAGTGGGTTCCATGCCGTCAACATCGCTACTGAGGTCGGCGCCAGCAGCTTCGCCAACGGCCTGGGAGCCCTTACAGGATACGGAGCCAAGGACGCTACCATTGGGCTCGCCCAGGTCAACAAGGCCCTACAGGACATCGGCCTGGGCGCTATGGTGCTCCCCAAGGTGGCGACGCAGCTACGCAAGGGTGCCCGCCTCACCGATGCCTACCTGCTGCGCGGGACTGACGTGACGCCGATGGAAGAACGCTTGGCTCGCATCTTCACTGATACAGGTGGCCGGATGATGAGCCGGGGTCAGGAAATGTTCCTGTCGGGCACCAAGAACCTGTTCACCGCCTGGCAACAGAATGGCCTCGGCAACGTCCTGGCCGCGGACTTTGAGCACGTTCTGGGCTCAGCCTTGGAGACACCAGCCATGCGGGCGGCGCTGACCCCCGGCCGGATGCTTGGCGCCGCCGCGCATGAGTTTGGTCAGGTCATGCACACACTCTCGTCGCCGCTGTTCGATTACGCCATCCCCAAGGTCAAGGCCGCGGCTTGGGCCGATGAAATGGAAGGCTGGCTCGGCACGCACCTTCACGCGCTGCCCGAGGAAATCCAAGCTTATGGTCAGCAGCTTCATCGGCTCATGGACTATCGCTTCGGTGAACTGGTGCAGGACAACTACTTCGGCCCGCGGATCGTCAAGCAGATTGCCAACCTGACCCTCGTGTCCGTCGGATGGGAATACGGCACGCTAGCGGCCTTCGGAGGGGCGCTGCAAGACCTGTCGCACGGGAGCGTGTTCAGTACCAAGATGCGCTGGCTCATGGGCGTCATTGCCATGTCGGCGATCCAATCCACTGCCTATCAGTTTATGAAAACCGGCACGTTGATCGCCGCGGAGAACTTGCTGAGGGCCGCGCCGCTAACCGGCGGTTCGCTGCCGGACGGTCAGCCGGAAGAAGCCCAGATACCGTCGCCGATCAAGGAAATCACGCGGGCCTACTCTCTGCTGCGGAACGCCAATAGCGTGACCGACGTGCTCGCACTGCCGTTCAAGTACGGCGCCGGTAAGCTGAACCCCGCCGCCCGTATGATCAGCGACACCGCGGGGGCAATCTGGAATGGCAAGTCGGCGTCGGATTGGCTCAGCAGTTTGGTCAAGGAGGGCGGCCCGATCTTCCTGAACCAATCCAGCAATGCTAAGCGCGGCACGAACCTCGGCTATGTGGATCGCTGGTCCGGCGTCACTACCCAACCGCGCGCCGTCTCAGACGAGGCGAACTTGCAGAAGCAGCTTGAACACGGTAGGGCGATCGAGCAGTGGAAGGAGCAGTACAAGGCATACAAGCAGGACAAAGACCTTGCCGAGCCCGTAGGCATACCGAAACCAGTCTATCCCGCGCCACCACACTATAGCACTCCGAAGCCCTCGTCGCCATATCAATTCGACAAAGCGACAAGGCATCCTCGTGAACGTCGTTAAGCGCAAATTCATCGGTCTTATCGTAGCCCTCCTGCTGATGGGGCGCACTGGTGCCTTCATGGCCATGCGGCTCGACAGGATGCGGCTCTGGTGGCCCTGGCGGCGTCTCTGGTATAAGAGGCGCTGATGCCGAACCGTGTCCGTGGTGTACGGCAAGACCTCCCCGCCAACGTCCTGATCGGCCGGCTGGCCGGCAAGGGTGGACCGGCACAGCAAATTTCGCTCGACGCCATCTCTAACGCGATCCTTCAGCGTGGTGGCCTACCGCTGCCCGGCACAATCTCGTCGGCGGCACTCGACGCAGTGTTCGGCAGTGCACAGGGTGACATCCTCTACCGCAACGCGACCGTGTGGACAGTGCTTTCACCGGGCACTAGCGGGCAGTTCCTTGAGACCCAAGGGCCGGCGGCAAACGTAGCTTGGGCCAGTGTCCCCAATCCAACCTTCAACAACCGCGGCGCATGGAGCGGATCGAACGCCTACAGCCCGTTCGATGTCGTGACCTTCGACGGCTCGGCCTACCTCAACTACGCAGCGGTGAGCGCGCCATCCAACATCATCACACTTGATGGCTCGGCTAGCAACTACGCCAACTCGTCAGCACCGACGGTTACGCTGACTACAAGCAACGCCAACGACATCATCGTTGTCGTCGTACAGGCCGTCAGCTTTACGGGATCGCCAAGCGTGACCAGCATCACCGATGGCGCCGGCCTGACTTGGCACCTTCGCAAGCAATTCCAGTTCACGCCGGGCTTCCCCGGCGCCAATGGCTACAGCGACACGGAAGTCTGGTGGGCCAAGTCCACGGGCACGTTGTCAGGCGACACAATCACGGTCAATCTCAACGCCACAAATAACACCGCGCTGACCGCTTTTGGGCTTCACGGCGCGGCTTCCTTGGTGGCGCCGTTCGATACCAATGCTGCGCTGCCGGCTACTGGAAGCAACCAATCGAACACGTCGCCGACGGTTACAGTGAGCACGTCTATCGGCTCAGGCGATGGCATCGTGATCTTCACTGAGATGTCCTCGGCTCATGGCGGCGGCTGGTCACTCGGAACGGTTCCAGGGTACACGCAGATCGCCATCCCGCACGGCGGTAGCGTGGATGGCGGCGTGTTCTACAAGCATATCACGTCGGACCTTTCGGGCTCGGTGATCACCAGCAATGACAGCGACGCCTTCTGGTCTACGGTCGGCGACTGCGTGGATGGCGGCTCGACCCCGAACACGACGCCGGCTCTCGACGACGGCCACTGGATCGCACAGGGCGCCGCGGCGTCGAGCGCAGCCTTCGACTTGATCTTCGGCAACACTCCCGGCTCCGTTCTCTACCGTGATCCGGTGAACGGCTGGTTCGCGGCGTTCGCCGGCTCAGCCGTGCCAGAACATCATGCCTTCATGGGAGGCGTCTGATGGCCGACTTCACGCCGACCCCCGGTAGCCGGCTCGCTCACGGCAAGCATTGGTTCGCGACGAAAGGCATCAACGGGCCGACCGGAGCCACTGGCTCGACCGGACCAACAGGATCAACAGGATCAACAGGGCCAGCGGGAACTACTGGCGCGACCGGCGCTACGGGAGCCACGGGAGCCACGGGAGCCACGGGAGCCACTGGCTCGACAGGACCAACGGGTGCATTCGGCGGTGCGAATACCACGGATTATCTGTTCAGCACCAGCACGAGTGGCGACCCCGGCTCGGGCAACGTGTCCTTAGACAGCGCGACACAGAACGCAGCGACCCATATCCAGATCAGCTACACAGATCACCTAGGCAACAACAACCAATCGCTATTGACGAGTGTTCTCGTTGGGCAAATCCGGCTGGTCAAGAAAGACGTTCCGACTGTCTACATAGTCTTCAACTTGACTTCGATCGTGGACAACGGAACCTATTACACGTTCGCCGTGACCGAAGTGGCTGCGTCCACGACGAACCCGTTCACGAACGGCATGGAACTTCTCGTCTGCATTGATGCGAAGTTCACAGGTAGCATCCCGATCTTCGACCCCCTATATAGACAAGCAGTTCTTGGAGGCATCTGATGGCTTTTACCCAAAACACGGTCCCGACATTCCCCAAGCAGCCCCAAATCAACCGGGTTCAGATCGCGCCGGCTGACGCTCAGAACCAGAAGACCGGCTACACGGCCGGCGCCAATGGGTCCAAAATCATCGGCGTCATTATCGCATCGTCAGATACGTCGGCACGCGATGTTCAGATGTCGATCACCAATGGCGGCACGAGCTATCCGATTATGACCAAAACCGTTCCGCTTAGCGCGGGTTTTGTCGCCGGCACCGCTGCCGTGAACTTCCTCGATCCCGTCTTGCTCGTCGGTATGCCGGTTGACAACGACGGCAATCCGTATCTCTACCTGATCTCGGGGGACACGCTAACCTTTTCAGCGCTGACGACTGTGACAGCAGCCAAGCTGATCACGATCCACGTCATCGCCGCAGACTTCTAACATGGGCGACTTCGATCCCAATATCGGCAGTCGAACTGGGCGCAGAGATGTCCAACGCACTAGACTCCCGCCAGCTTCCCCTGGTACGGGAAATACTGCGGTAGGGACAGGAACCCTTGCTCTCACCATTGGTAAAAATAATACTGCGTTCGGATCAAATGTTTTATCTCTCAATACTACCGGCATAAACAACACAGGCATTGGGACCAGTGTGTTAGTGAGCAATACGACAGGAATAGATAACTGCGCTTTCGGCGTTAATGCTTTACAAAATAATACTACAGGACAGCAGAATGTTGCTATCGGACGGCAGACATTACAAAATAACCTAACCGGAATTGTAAATGCAGCTTTAGGAGACCAGGCTCTTAGAAACAATACTGCTGGCAATAACAACATGGGTATAGGCCGGGGGACACTTAGCAGCAATAGCACTGGAAATAATAATACGGCTATTGGCGGCGGTTGTTTGGGTGTTTTAAACGGAGGATCAAATAATGTTGCAATTGGGTCCACCGTAGCTAGTGTTACTTTAACCACTGGATCAAATAACATTCTTATAGGCACATCAAACGCCGTAGATACGCCACTATCAAGTACTTCTAACTGGCTTAATATCGGAGGGGCTATCGTTGGGTCTTTAACAGGCACAATTAACTACCTTGCGTCTTCTACAAACGACAACTCCGCTGCCGGGTGTATTGGCGAATATGTATCCTCCACCGTTCTCGTCGGCGCCGCAGTATCATTAACCAGCGGAGCCTCGGCAAATATCACGTCGATTTCCTTGACGGCCGGTGATTGGGATGTAAACGCGACCGTAGCCTTCAGCCCTAACGGAACCGCGGCACAGACTATATGCCAAGCTGGCGTCAGCACAACGACAGGGACACTCCCTACCGCACCAGGAGGCGGGGCGTACATTGCGGTTCCGGTGAACCTAATCACGGGCGACGGCTCGTGTTTCCCGGTTGGAACAACTCGTCTCAGTCTTTCTTCTACCACGACAGTTTATCTCGTGGCCAACACCACCTTTACCGGCGTTGCGGCTACGGTCGGGGGCTATGGTTTTATCGGAGCTAGGAGAGCCAGATGACTTCTCAAACTAACATCCCGGCTGCGGCTGCTACTTTGGCGCAGCTTAACTCGGTTGCTACTGCCTTGGTAAATGCTGCAAGTCCGCAAGTCTCACTCTCTGTTTCTATCGGGGTCACGCCAGTTGCGGGCGCTGCGGGAAGCGCGCCGGTCACGGTAACGATAACCTCGCCCTCTCCGCAGCTACTCGCCGATATCACCGGCGCCTTGCAGACACAGCAGACCGCGCTCCATACAACTCTTACAAGCTATGGCGTAACCGCTAACGCCGCGCCAGTCTAGTACGGTGGCTTTCGCTTATCGTCAATGCCGGCAGCAAGCCCAAGCAACGCCACGAAGACCGCGGCGACCAGTACGATGAACACCAGTAGCTCGGTGCCATGCCGGTAAACCCACTCAACGGGCTGATAGGCTTCGTCAGGCGACACGAGGGGCGGGCTCTCGGTTCAAGACAATGCCGAGGTCTTCAAGCCGAACCTTTAGCCAGTAGATTTCCGACGCAATTAGCTTCAGTTCCTTGCGGTGCTTCCAACGCGCGAGGATACCAATAGCTTCGGAAAGCTCGTCCTCAGTCAAGGGATCACCCTCGCAATGCGCGCACCAGGGATCGCCGCCGTGACAAGGAAGTCATCATTCGGCGTGATCCGACTGGCCGGCGTGTGGAATTTCACAATGCCCGCATATTCCTTGGCCGCGGCTGTAAGTTCGCTGCACCACCACGCTTGGTCCGAGCGCCAGGAGACCCGGCGGTCAAACAGGAAGGACGAGAATAGCCCGAGCTTGTCATAGGGTTTTCCGTATTGCTCATAAAGAAAATGATAAAATGCTTTTTCCTGCTCAGCCGTTACCGGCACAATGACGCGCCAGTCTTTTGAGAACGTGGCGTAGTACAAAGTTCGCCGTCTTACTCCCGGCCACCGATCGCTTCGAGAGCCGTATCGGCCGCTATTTCGAGGCAGGATAACCTCGGCATGGCTGAAGTCGGAGTGGGTGAACCAGCGGATCACGCCGGCCCCCACTCCGGGTTCAGTGACGTAACTGAACTCGATCTCAGGCATCAGGTTTGTGCCGCCTTATGCAGCATAAACCACTCGGACCCATCCGGCATCTTGGCCTTCCAGACCTCATGCTCCGACAGGTCAGGCGCCGGGACGATTTCCTCGAACTCAATCGGCTCGGGAACCGGAAAGTACACACACCGGCCAGCGAGGATCAAACTGTTGCCCGCGCTGATAAGGGCCGTTCCGTCCACGCGGTTGTCCACGAGGATACCGAAGTTCGTGATGTCTTCGGCAGTGTGGCACGCAAACGGTACGGCTCCCTCGTCGCCCGCTTTAATCTCGCCGACTGGCTGCAACAGAAGTGCAGCCAGGGCGACAGCAAGAAGTCCGCTCACTGGACGCTCGCCGCCGCCATAGCGATAGCATTGCCGGCGCCGGGGATAAGCGCAAGCTGCGACAGGAGAGGCGCCGCCAGACCCGCGCACGAGCCTTTGCTGCGAACCTGGATAATCGCGACACGCGCAACCTCGACCATCGTGGCGAGCCCGACCTGGGTGCCACTCTGAAGCGCGGCAACAGCCGGCGTCAGCGAACCCCAGCAGGCGTAGCCCTGCGGGTCCACGGCATTGGGCGCCGCGGCGGTAGCCGGAACATTGGGGCTATTCGCCACCGCCGTTGCGGTTTGCAGATCGCTGGCCGCGAGCTTCAGCACCGGGTCGGTCGAAGGGTTACAGGCGGCGAGCATGGCGGCAATAGCGACACTCGAAAGCAGTTTGGTAAGCATCTGATCCTCCTTAAAGATGAAACAGCCCGGCCTCGCTATAGGCGGTGTCGGGATCGACCTGGAACCCCAGCCCGTAAATGTCCTTGGGCGACGATCCCTGTACCATGTTGGCGCCCTGGTATCCCCGGCTTCCCGGCCATCCCATAGCACCCGCGAGCCACGTATAGTCGATCAGCTTCAGCGTGTCAAGCGCCGTCAGCACCGATCCGCAGGCATAAGCGCCGACCTTGTAGCCCTCGACGCGCACGACCGGCGCGAGCGCTTGGAAGTATGGCACGATGAACTGCTCGATCTGCGCCGCGAGCGGCCCGAAATCCACCGCGAAGTAGATCGCCGAGCCGAGCGGTTGGCCGGCTGCCTTGGCTTGAGCGAGCGCCTTCGCGGCATCGAACTTGCCATAAACGTTGCCAAAGGCCAGTACGCTATCGCCGCCAGCTTCATAGACCGCGCCACACCACATGCCGGCATCGGTCGTCGCCTTCAGGCTCGCGGCCGTCAGGTCCTTTGACAGGCTGCCGCCGTAGTAATGGACGACAAACTTGGCGCCACCAGAGAAGGACTTGGCAAGCGTGGCCGGCGCTAGGGTTCCTGCATAGCAGTCGTAGCCCTGTGCCGGATAGACGAGCGGAGCGACCGTCACTTCTGCACTGCCAAGGTCGTCGAGCGCAGGGTAACGATCACCACACCGATGATCGCCGCGGCTGACGGCGAGACGCCAAGGGTCTCCCAGGGCACAGTGCCAAGGTAGTTGAGCAGCGGCGGCACCGTCGCCATAGCGGCACCGAGGATCACTGGATGCCACTTGGCCAGCCACGATCCGGTCACAGCCAGCACACCGGGCTTATCGACCTGGGCTTGCAGGGCCGCGAGTTGCTGTCGCAACAGTGCGACTTCCGCCGCGTCGTTTACGGGATCAGTCTGCGTTACATCCGTCATCCTGAACTCCTAGTTCCTTTTTGAGAAGAAGCGTTTGAATGCCTTCGAGCCCTTCCACGGCGCCCTCAAGGTTGGCGATCTTGGACTTGATCTCGACCTCGACCTGATGATCATAAATAGCATGGCGCATGAGCCACGCGGCCATGCCGATGAGCACCGGCACGTCTACCCACCTGATCCAGTCAAACGAGCTTACGGCGTCCATACCTCATAGATGGGGAGGTCTATGCCCGAGACAAGCGCCCTCGAACTCGCAACTGGATGGCGAGCGGCAGTCGGAGCAAGGGCTGAACGCCGTGGTCTTAGGCCGTTCATCTTGATGGTCGGCAATGACATCGAAGCCGGGGCGGCGAGAAGCCTTCAACCCTGCAATCTCCCGCTGAATGTACCAGACCGCCTTCTCCAAATCCTGCTTCAAATCGTCCTTGTTGCCAGCACGAAGCAGGTACTTCAGAGCCGTGCCGCGAAGATAGTTCTGGCCGGCGAACGCCTGAATGCAATCAATCGCTTCGAGGCCGTTCTTTGCGACGTAGTGCTTCGGCCGCGTGACCGGGTTGAACGTTTCATCAGGGCTCATTTCGCATCCTCTTTCAACTGCTCGATCAGTTCATCGATCGTATAAAAGAACCCGTGTGCTGTCAAGGGCAACATCAGGTCCCATTCCTCGGGTTCGCCGTTGAGCAGGATATAGGTCGGCCGACCCCGGCCCCAGCGCACATAGGTAAGCTCGGCGACCGAACTGCGGCCGGGTAACTTGCCTTCCTTGCAGACAGCAATAGCGACCTCACACCAATCGAGATGCTTCTTGTCGAACTCGAAATTGTTGGTCGCGAACGGCGCCGCCAGAGCCTTGACATAGTTCCGGCCGCGCTCGGTTATCTCGTACATGCGCCATCGGTGATCGCCATCGTGGCCACCGCCGCGCCAATCGTCGAAGACTTCATGACCTTCCTCGCGCAGCCGTTCAGCTACGTCGGGAAAATCAGGGTCCTTCAGAGACCCCACGAGGTAGATTTTCATCTCTTTCTGCCCGACCAAGCACAGAGAACAAGCATGACCCCCGCGCCTAATAGAAATCCGCACCAGGACCCAAAACCTACTGCAAGATACGTCATTTCTGGCCTCCAAGCATTGATGGCTTGAACGTGTACCGCGAGACCTCGCCGTCTTCGCGATGGAAGACGATCGACATCATCTTCTGCTTGCTACGCCAGCCATGCGAATGTGCATAGGCGTCTGGCGGTGGCAGGATCGGAAAGACTTCGACATCGCAGCCCGTGTATGGGTAGCGAGCATGGTCGTGGGTATGACCTGTCCACCAGACCCGGTGCGTCGTCTCGCCCCAATCAGCCGAGCGATCCGTTGCCATGATCAGCGGCAGCTTGTCGAGCTTGGTCTTGTCACCGTGATGGGTGCCGATCAGGTTGGCGCCGAAACGGTAGTAATGGAAGGCGCTCGGGTTGTTGTCGATCGTGATCCGCGGGTTGTTCTCATAGCGGATACGCAGAAGCTCCATTAACCATATAGTTGAATATGGGTCATGATTGCCTCCCTCGCATATGACGTGGACGAACTGGTGCTTCTCCGCGGCGCGCTCGATCGTTCGCATCAGGGCTCGGGCACCGGCTCGCACCATCTTGGCGGCGCGGCCATCAGCGTCAAGGATGTTCCCGTGCTCGGGCGTCACGGAGTTCATGCTGTCGTAATGGAAGAAGTCACCAAGCGACGCCACCAGGGCGTATCGTGCCGGCTCGCTGCGTTCAACCAGATGGTCAACGGCTTGTAGCAGCAAGGTCTCGCCGATGTCCAGGTCGTAGCTCTGCCCGACTTCGCGCCACCAAGCCAGCATCCCCATGTGATGATCCCCGATGGGGTATCCAGTCAGAAGGTCTTTCCCCTCGAAGACATCGGGCATCGGCGCCGGGATCGGCGGGAACGGTACGTGGTCCTGTTTAAACGCAGCAAGGACCGCTTCGAGCGCGGCCTGCCGCGCCTTTTCCTCGGGCTTCTCGATCACCCATTGCTGAACGACCTTCCCTTCGTCATCCACCAGAGTTGAACGCCGAGCAAGTTGGCCCCCAATCAGTGGCTCATAACCCTCCCGCTCGGGCACCCATGTCGTACTTTCCGCTCCGGTAGCGGAATTTACAACACGCTTCCGCGCGTGCCACCGTTGGCGTTCACGCTCAAGGAAGTCTTCTCGGCTTTCACCGATCCGTTGCGTTGCCACTAGAGCAGACCTTTCAGAACGTTTAGCTCGCGTACTAAGAGCAAATAATCATCCATGTCGAGGATGGCTACCCACGGCGGCGCTTTCTTGCCGGGGTCAGCGTCACGTCGCCACGCCACCACTGGCGTATCTCCTGGCGCTGCGTCTCGGTGAGCCTGTTCCAGAGCTTCCCGAATACGAAGGGCATTGGTACGTTTGACCTCGAAGTGACATTTTGGCACGTCATGGACGACATCAGGGCTGTCGCCGCCGCCCGCGAACTGCTGGCCGCGCCGCGCCTCGAACCCGTGCTCGCGCAGGAAGTTGCGGAACTCAAGCTCGCCACGGATACCTCGCGCTCGGTTATTCATGCTTGTAGCCCGCCGCGTTGAGCGCCTTCCCGACAAGGTTCCAGATATGCTCAGAAAGTCGAGCATGTCCAGTGACCTTGCCCGTATGCGTATAACTCTGCTGGTGCCAGGAGCGGTCAAGCTGCTCTGCACTTCGGCCTCGGAGAACATATACCCCATAGTCACCACGGGTATGTGATCCGCCCTCGTTGCAAATATACATTCGAGCAAGCTCGGTCGTTTCTAACGTATTAGCAGACAAGAGTTCTACGGTCACTCGTATCATTTCTTGTACCTCGCGCTCGGTTATTCATCGACCTCGCCTGAGCCGTCGCAATCATCGCAACAGCCACTCCCTGAACAGCGGTCGCAGTCCAGAGTTTCACCGCCGCAATGCGGACATGTATCGCAGCCCGACCCGTGGCAGTCAGGACATTCGCCTGAACCATTGCACGTCGGACAATCCTTACTTTCGATATCTGGTTCCACTCTTAACTCCTATGCTGGCATTATTTTTTGTAGCGCCCTCCGGCCCACGCCTCCACTGCGATCGGTATGCCCATAGCCTCGGACCAAGCCGTCGGCTGAGCCATGATAGTCTCAAATGTTTTCAGGTCTGTCAAGTCCTCTGGAACTTCACAAACGATCTCGTCATGAACCGTCAGCACAACCGGGAAGCCGGCAGCTTCAAGGCGCAACATGGCGGCGCACATGAGCCCACGGGCGAGCGCCTGGACCACGTTCTCGGTCTCAAGGCCACCGTACATATCGACGGGTATCCACTTGCCCTGCTTCGACTGCATCGACTGCCAGCAGGGCTCGCCAAAACGGTCGATACCTATGCGCGGCGCATAGTACCAAAGCTTCTGCCACTGGTTCGGCAGCGTCGCCGTCAGCCATTCACCTTCCGGTTTGAAGACAATGCCATAAGCTTCGGTAGCCTTAACATTCTCGACCGCTTTCAAACTCTCCCGGTGGAGCGCGTACCAGAGCGGCGGCACCTTCGGCGCCCACTCCTTGCGGTAAGTCTCAACTACCAACTCAGAGGTTTCCAAGTCTGCGTTGCCAAGGAACTTGAGGTTAAAGGTACTTGGGCCGCACTGGAAGCCGCATCCCAATACCCCTGATTTTGAAGGTATATATTCCGCGTTGTTGTCTTTGCTGATAGGGCGCTTGAACATGATAGCGCCAAAGTCGAGGTATGGGCTCTGGCC